AACGCAGTTGAGGCGGGGGCCACCTTCGTGAGAGTTCGACCAGTCAATGGCATCAAGATGGCTTGGTGCGATGATGGTCATGGGATGAACCCACAAGACCTTCTCAGGTTGATCAATGGCCGCAACTCCTCATCTAAGTCAGTCGAGGGTCATCATGGGAACTTTGGTATTGGCCTGAAAGACTCAGCGCTAACCCCCAATCCTTATGGCTTGGTCATCGTATCTAAGACAGCAGAGAAGCCGATGGGCGGCATGATCTGGCTACATCAGAGAGATGGTGTGTCAGGCGCTCAGGTTCTCATCTCTGAAGAGATGCGCCGAGACTTCTGCTCAACTCCTGACCATGCTGATGACTTCGCCGCTGAGTATCTGCAGGATCTCTACTCAGTTGATTTTGAGTGGGTCCAGAATGAGTTTGGCCATGAGAGCTTCACGATTGATGGCGTTGATTGGATGCACCTCTTCAAGAAGTGCAGCGCCAACACCATCGTCGTCTTGATGGGTGAGTATGCAAACTCGGTGACTTTTGACACTGATGCTGCGAAGTTTCATAAATTCTTTGGAATGAAGTTGTCTCATATGCCTATCCGCATGTTGATACCTACTGTTAGTAATGATCGAGAGGCTCAGATAAAGTGGCAAAAAGTTAACACCTTATCTGAGTTGAGTTGTCCAAGCTTCAATCAGGAGTTCAAAGGCTTTAAGATCACAACGTATTTGAAACCGAAGACTTCAAAAAAAAATAGCAGAGATGCTGGTATCATGGATGGTAAACGTTCTTTCATCAGCGGTATCAAATACAAAAATGAGATATTTGATTACACTGATACAAACGCAATGGCCAAACATTGGGGGCTATACTATGCTGAGGTGTACAAGCGAGTGATCATCATGGTGGAGCCACCACTGATGGATGAAGATACAGGGATTGGATGCTATCCTGACAGCGAGCGTCAAAACCTTTTATACTCTGATCCTCGCCTTAACATTATAAAGGCAAAAATCGAAGTAGTGCTTAATGAGGTTAAAGATTGGTATATCAACAATATGCCTGAGGAGCTGCGCCAGCTAATCAATACAGAAGTCCAAAAGACATTAGAGCATGTCGAGAAATCAAAAAAGATCTCACAGTTCAGAAAGTTCTTTAAGGCTCCAAAGGTTGAGCGAGCTTCTCAGATTAATGTCTACGGTGACTTGTATATTTTGAACGAGTCAGGCAGTGACAACGCCACAGAAGGTTCAATCATCGATGATCTTTTCAAGCGACGTAATAACCGTTTGAACCCACCACAACCATCAGCCAAAAAGGACAAGTCAGAAGCAGGTAATCCACAGAATAAGAGTGGTAAAAAAGGCGGGGATACTGCGGCGAATCGTCATGATGAAAGACCAAGCCCTAAAGATGCCTCTGTTGTCTTCGTCAATCCTCAAACTGAAGCTTGGCCAACTTATGAGTCCTTGGCTCAGTCTGAGAGAGGTGGCCTGTTCCCCTTTGTATATACCGGTATTCGGCGCGGTGATAATGTCAATGTGATCTATGTCAACACAGATTCATCAATCATCACAGCTCTTATCAGATCGGCGCTCGGTTGGGTCAACAAACGTGGTTCAGCCAAAATGGACATGTCAGAGTTGGAAGTCCTTGAGGCTCTTGTTAAGCCGTTCATCAGAGATTTTATGCCGGTGTCCCTGGCTCATCTAAACGGCGACAAAGACAAGATTAAGCTCGGTATCACCGTAACAGATCCGGTCGCCATCTATGCTATGTTTCATGGTACATGGCAGATTCACATGAATCTTCATGAGTATTATGAAGCGCACCGTAACCGTGTTTTATCTCCATCTGCTGAGGAAGATAATGAAAGAAACTAGACAAACTAGACAAACAACGCGCGCGCGCGAGGCAGACTTTCATCGAATCATGAAAGAGCTTGATCGACTCTTGGTGTTGCGCCTCGAGGAACAACTTGACCTCAGTGACCCTGATGACCTCAATAAGTATAATGAGGCCAAAACTCTAAGAGATCACATCAGGGAGACTTTGAAGGATGCCAAAGCAGTCAACCAAACGAGACGCTAAGCGCAAAGAGAAGCGCGAGAAGCTACTCGACAACCTGAGAACAGGGATGAGCGTTGAAGCCGCTTGTACCCAAAGCTCTATCAGTCGCGCCACTTACTATCTATGGATAGAAGAGGATGAGGAGTTTGCTGAAGAGGTGGAGGCTGCCAAAGACTTCAGTGAGGCTGTCTTGCTCGAGTCCATCAGATATCAGGGCGAGGCTAAACAAGACTGGCGCGCAGCTGCTTGGATACTCGAGCGCCGCTTTCCTGATCGATGGGGCGCTAAACGAGAGGTCGACGTCAATGTCAACAATACCACCAACGAGACTGATGATATCATCATCAGCATGATCGAGCAGATCGCTAAGCCATATCAGGAGGTCACCGATGACACAGCAGACAGAGAAGAAGCAGACGACTAGGATCTACCTCAAGCGCTCGTGGTCGCGCTATGCCTCTCATGAGCGTGAGGATTATCAGATTCATGGATGGCATCGGCTCATCTGCTGTGAAGACCTCAGTGAGCCTCATCTGACCATCTACCACGATAGCCTTGATGTGGTGGTGGGTGCTAAGGTGAGCGTGATTAAGGTGGGTCAAGATAAGGTCAGGATCGAGGAGAGGTGGCGCGTGACCGACAGAGGGCTAAAGTTGGATGATTAGGCTCAACGAGCTCCAGCATGGGATCATCTCTCGTATCGCTCGCAGTGAGAGAATCATAGCGGCGCGGTGTGGGTGGGGATCAGGTAAGACCTCGGCGCTTGTCTTCGCTCTGCTGTTCATCTCTCGATTTAGACCTGGCACCTCTAGCCTTCTCGTCACCGACACGAACCCACGCTATAACTCAGTATTGATGCCTGAGATGGAGAAGTGGCTGAGTAAGCTGGGGTGGACTTACAACCACACTCTAAGACAGTGGTCAGCGCCTAATGGCTCAACTGTGTGGTGTCGCTCGTATTATAGGCCAGGGACGAGAGACGCCACCCATAACCCGCTCGAGGGGCTCAACATCACCTCGGGTGTCTGCCTCATCGATGAGTGTCAGACGCTCTCAGCAGAGGTGGCTCATAAGGCGATGGGTCGATTGAGAGCGGGGCCGAGCCCCATCATGATCCTTGTGGGTCTGCCGGTGTCCGGCGCTTGGTGGTGTCAGCTAGCAGAGGAGGCGAGCTGTCAACCTCTCCTGTTTACCTCATACGTGAACGCAGCCAACCTCTCCTCGGAATGGTTCGAGGCCACTAAGCTTCTGCCTCAGGCTGAGCGTGAGGCTATGGTGATGAACAAGCCAAGGCCACCCTCAGGGCTCATCTATTCTGAGTTCGATGAGTCGCGCCACGTTATCAGCGGTTGGAAGTATAAGCCGACCATGAGTGGGCGTATCGCCATTGACTGGGGATTCAGGAAACCATCGGTGTTGATTATCGTGCATGATGATGAACTTGGCGCCGATGTGATCTGCGCTGAGATCAACCCACAAGAGGTGACCACCTCTCAACTAGCCACCCTCATCTTAGCTGTGGCGTGGCCGCGCTCGTTGAGGAGCTCCGCACCAGCTGAGAGGATATGGCTAGATAATGGGGTAGCTGACAAGGCGGGGCGAGCGCGAAATGATCAGACGGGGCGCTCAGCCTTCCGAGCAATGAGAGGGAATCCACCTCATGGGCTCGGCTTACCTCTGAGGTCGAACACTGACCCCATCAGGACAGATATCTTAAATGGGATTCAGCGATTGAAGAGGGCCTTTGCTCGAGGTCAATATCTGATCACTCGTGAAGTGTGGGATGCAGGCGAGCGCGCTCTTGGGAACTCAATCAGGAAGGCGATCATGAGCTATGGATGGGACAACAAAGAGCAGCCAAAGAAGGATGGGAGAGAGGACCCTCTTGACGCCTTGAGATATGACTGCATAACGTGGAACTGGTCTGACTCGCTAGTCGATCAGCGCAATTATCAACCACGAGCGACAGCCCCCAAGGACCGCCGAGTCAAGGTAGGCGGCGCTAAGACAAGAGGCTTCTAATGAAGATTTATGCAGATGATATCGGTGAGGTTCGGTACGTATCACACATGGGTCACGACTCAACGCCAGCTCACTCGGCGCGGGTGAGCTTCTATGATGCGACCACTAGCAGCCGCCTACATGTGACAGCTCGTGATGTGTCGCTGATTAAATACCTCGCAAGGCATGGCCACACCTCACCCTTTGAGCACTGCAACGCTACCCTCAAAATCACCTGTCCTCTGTTCGTTAGATCTCAGATTATGCGCCATAGAACCTTCTCTTATAATGAGGTGTCGAGGCGTTACACATCTGAGAGGTTGCAGTTTTGGGTGCCCTCAGCGCTCAGAGGTCAGCACGAGAAAAGTCTACAGTGTTCATCTGAAGAGGTCGTTGAGGAATCCGAGCACTGGCTTGAGTGTTGGCGCAAGCACAGCGAGAACTGCCAGATGTTCTATGAGCTGATGATTGCTTCTGGTGTCGCTCGAGAGCAAGCGCGCGCCATCCTGCCTCAGTCGCTCTACACCCACTTCTGGATGAGCGGAAACCTTAACAACTGGGCTCGATTCCTGAGGCTACGCTTAGACCCTCACAGTCAACCTGAGACGAGAGCTGTGGCTGTGGCAGCTCGTGATATACTCATGAAGCATTTCCCTGTTTCGTTGGGCGCTCTGCTCGGTGACTTTGAGGAGGTAGACCATTGATGTATGATGACGAAGACGAAACAATCTGCGGCAGTTGTGGACTGGTTCAATGTATTTGTGACATCGAATATGAACATGACTGTGAGAGCGAAGACTGCGACTGTGGCGTTGATTGTTCATGTTGCATCAATGAACGATGTAACTGTCAGTGTGGAGAGTGAGCCATGAAGATCAGAGAGAGGAGGCTTGCCATAGTCCTCCTCGATCTCATCGGCTCAACTCAGTTCGTGCAGAAGGTGGGCGCTGTCAAGGCGGCGCGGTGGCTTCAGTATCATGATCGCCTCACTCGCTCTCTCATGTATCGCTTCTCAGGCAGAGAGATAGATAGGTCTGATGGATTTCTGCTGAGCTTCGAGGAACCTATCAACGCGGTAAACTTTGCGCTTCATTATCAGCTCTCCATACCACCACGAACCCGCCTCAATACTCGCGTGGGTGTGCATGTCGGCTGTATCGCTGAGGTAACACAGCATGAGCTTGATGTGATGGTGGGTGCTAAGCCTGTGGAACTGGAAGGCATCGCCAAGAATATCGCGGCGCGCACTATGAGCGTTTGTGGCCCTGGTCAGGTGCTACTCACAGAGGAGGCGTTCAAGGAGATTCGAGGCCATACAAACAGCATGACACCCAAGGGGACAAGATATGTCATGGTTGGCCTCTATCGATTCAAGGGTGTTAAAGAGCCTCAGGTCCTCTATGCTGTCGGCTCACGCATCGAAGCCCTCCAACCACCTCCGAGCAGTGAGAAGGCCAAGAGACTTGGAGGGCCTAAGCGGGTGAGGTCGCGCGCTCGAGATCGCAAGGTGAAAGAGTGGTTGAGCTGGGCGCTGCCTAGATGGGCCTTCATCAATATCATTTACATCGTCTGCCTGATGTGGCCTTGGTTGACTCACCAGCTCCCCATCATCTTAGAGATAGTGAGGTTCATCTATGGAGAAGAGTAAAAGTGAGAGAGAGGTGACGAGCGAGATTAAAGCGCGGCGCGGGTGGTGGTTCAGCGTCTTCTTCATGATGCTCGTCGTCTTCCTGATCCTCTTCTTGACCTATGTTGAGATTGTCGAAAAAAACCGTGATGTGTTGGTGGGGATCTTGGGGATGATAACGGGGTCAATCTCCTCAATGATGGCTATCGCCTCAGGTCGCGACCCATCAGAGGTGGAAGAACTAAAAGATAAATTATCTTCAGCCAACGCTGATAGAGAAGCGCTCATCGCTCGCCTCAGAGATGCGCAGATTCAGATGCAACTATTAAGAGAGCAGATACATGAGCTGCAGACGGCAGTGATCGATAAGCTCTCTATCTTCGCCGGTGATCACCCCATCAAAACCAAAGATGAAAACTCGGTCATCCTTCATCCATCGGTGGAAGAGTGGCTCCCTCACAGTGGGCTAGACAAACAAAAGTAAAGCGTTTATTATTGGGTCGAGTATTGATGCGCTCCATTTGGAGAAAGTGAGGAAACCACCCCAAGAGGAGCATCTATGCACGATCACACTGAAGAGCGTGAGACTCGACATTTTAGAGCGCTCTCACCTCGGTTTAGAACGCGAGGCATCACTGGTACTCAGATCAGTGGTGGGGTGATCACGGGCAAGGAACAGAACGCTCAACTCACCGGCCTCAACTGGGTGCAAGAGGCTGAGGAGATGTTGAGAACTGACCCCATTGTCAGGCGCTCATGGCATATGCTCAGGCAGACTCTTCTCTCTGCCGCTTGGCGATTCGAGCCAGGGATTAAAGATGATCCTATCGCTGAGGAGCTCGCCCGATTCGCTAATGAGGCTTGGGGCTTCGATGGATACTCAGGTCAGATGTCGATCAGTTGGGAAGATCAACTTGCTTATCTCTTTGAGTTCGTTCCTTTGGGTTATCGATACGCTGAAGAGATCTACAAGGTAGGCCCTGACTCAAAAGGTGAGGTCAAGGTCTGGCTATCTCATTACGCCGACCGCGAGCCAAGCGCTCATCAGAAGTGGCTGAGTCGAGACGCTCAGCAGCTCGACGGGGTGATTCAGAACACAGTAGGCATCACCTACACTCCTGAGCCCATCCCTGCCAACAAGCTACTCTTGCTCACCCTCAACAAGACCGGTTCAAACTTTGAGGGCGTCGGGATGCTTCGTCCTGTTTGGTGGTGGTGGCGTACGAAACAGAGGGTGGCTAACCTCATGTGCGTTGGCCTCGATAGATGGGCCGTTCCATCTCCAAAGGTTGTGGTGGATCGCTCTCAGGCTGAAGCGCTCGGTTTATCTGATGGTGACATTGACGCGATGATTGATGATGCAGAAGCTCAAGCAAGAGCTTTCATCTCAGCAGAGCAGAGCTATCTAGTAGAGAACGCCGCTGTTAAGTTCGACACCTACGCAGCCACTCCGAATCTCTACGCTGATGGTCCCATCAATATCATCACTAAGTGTGATAGCCAAATAGCAGCCGCCTTCCTCACTCAGTTTGCCGACCTCGGGAACACCGAGACAGGAGCGCGCTCAGTTGGTGAGATTCATCTCTCTGTCTTCAGACGAGCTGCAATCAACCTTTGCGATCTAGTCGCTTCAGCTGTAAGTGGAGTGGATCGCCGAGGCGCTGGCACTATAGGCCGCCTCATTAGATGGAACTATGGCGCGGTTGATCCTTCTAAGCTACCTCGCCTCACCCACACCGGCCTCGATACTGATGACTTGGCTGAGTCACTCGGCATGTTGCCAGGTCTAGTCCAAGCAGGGTTACTCACTCCTGATGATGAGCTCGAGCGAGCAATCAGGGAACGACTCGGCGCGGGTGTATTACCTGATGAAGCTGAGCGCTCACCCATCTCAAGAGTCTCAGCTGTGGGTGGTGGTGGCTCAGTCTCAGCGCTCGCTGAGCAGCTCATCAGGAGGCGCCGAGATGGTTAAGCGGATTAAAGTTAAATATAGCATCCCTGATAAATACTCTCACATAGATTTCACCCCACCACGAGGCGCACAGAAGGCGGCCAAGCGAGCGCTAGAGGTGCGAGCTAACAAGCCATCCTCTCAGCGTGGGATGACTCCAGTTGGAATCGCGCGCGCTCGTGACCTTAGCGCGGGTAAGCAGTTATCACCCGACACCGTCAAGCGTATGCTCAGCTACTTCACTCGTCATGAGGTCGATAAACAAGGTTCCACGTGGAACACTCAGGGCAAGGGCTGGCAAGCGTGGCAAGGTTGGGGAGGTGATGCCGGTTACGCTTGGGCTCGAAAGGTAGTTAAACAGATGGACGCAGCAGACAAGAAGACACAAGCGCTGAGAGCTTATGGTGAAGCCATCCAACTCTCAGAGGCGCCATCGTATAACGTCCCCGATGGGCTCACCATCGGTCGACCATTCAAGACTCTCTCACTAGGCCAAGTCTCCTCTCGGATGAGCGGTGAGGCTATCGGCAAAGAGATTGATTTAGAGATGCTCGGCGAGATGCTGAGAGTCTATCAAGAGCGCAAGGATTCAGATCCAGTCATCATCGACTGGCAGCATGCCACCTCACCTTTTAACGGTGGCCCTCCTGCTCCACCTGAGAGCGGGAACGCGCTTGGCTTAATCGTTGATTTAGAACTCAGAGAGGATGGTCTTTACGCTGTCCCTGCCTACAACGAGCGCGGCTTGAACGTGGTCAAGGAGGCGGGCGGCGTCTTGTGGTCTTCTCCTGAGTTCATCACCGGCGATGTATTTGACCGTAGTGGAGGAGAGAAGGTCGGATCGGCTCAACTCCTCGCTATCACCCTCACCCCTCGGCCTGCACAGTCTCACGACAAGATCAGCCGAGTAACCCTATCAGAAAGGCCAAACATGGATATTGAGTCTATGTCACCTGATGAGCTCAAGGCTGCTCTTGTCGCGAAAGACGAGATGGTCAAGGAGCTCGAAGAGATGATCAAGGAAATGAAGGCTGACGCTGAAGCCAACATGCAGACCGAATCAGAAGAAGAGGTTGAGTTGGCAGAAGAGAAGCCCAAAGAAGATGAGGCCGAGAAGATGGCCGAGTCTGAAGAGAAGAAGGAATACAACAAGATGAGTGAGTCACTCACCGCTGATGTAAGCCTCCTCTCAGAGCTTCAGCTTCTCCGAGAGAGCGTAGCAGAGCTCACCGCTGAGCGTGACGCTATCAAACGTGATCAGGCTGTTAGCGCTCTACTCTCAGAGGGCAAAATCTCACCTGCTGAGCAAGCTGTGGCTGGCAAGGCGTGGGATCTCAAAGACTCATCTCCTGAGTTTTGGCAGATGTTCAACGAGCGCTCAGCCTCTTCAGCTGTCCCTCTCACTGAGGTGGGTCATGGTGCAAGCGGCGCTGAGATCTCACAGCAGACTCTTAATGAGGCTGTTCTTAAGCTCAAGCAAGAGAAGGGCGTCACATATAGCGAAGCGCTTGACCTCTTCCGCGCTGAGAATCCTGACTATTACAACAAGGCCTTTGGAGTTTAATCATGGCTACTACTGACAACATCGTATCATTCGTGGCTAACTCAGCGATCACTGAGTTTGCTCTTGTCTCTGTTTTGGCAACTGGAAAGATCCAAGTCACAGCCTCAGAAGATGAGACTAACTGTGTTGGGATCGCTCAGCGTGCATGCTCAGCAGGTGACTCTGTTGAGGTTGTGGTACTCGGAAAGACCCGCGCTATTGCAGGCGGCGCTATTGCACCAGCTACCATGAATCTTCTCATGTCCGACGCCTCAGGGCATCTCGTCGCATTTGATGAGGGTGCAGGCAACTATGCCGTGGCTCGCATGATCCCCAACATTAACCAAACAGGCGCTTCAGCAGGTGAGCAAATCACTGTTGTCTTTACCGGACCTGTTGCTCTAACTGCATCTTAAGGAGCTGACTAATGGCTAGTTCATACAGCAATCTGCATCCAGTCGACCAAATCCTATCTAACCTCGTCGTTGAGGCTGTCCCAAGTGATGATCAGTTGATCGCTGATAAGGTCTTTGAGAGCATCAAGGTTCCTGAGCGATCAGGCACCATCTTGCTTGAGGAGACTCGGAACTTCATGGGCGCTGGCGCGGGTCTTGACCTCGAGCGCGCACCAGGGAGCTCACGCACCAACATCGGTGGATTCGACCGAAGCTCAACCACCTTCAAGGCGTTGATCTACGCGGCTCAAGACTCCATCGCTATGGAAGACATCTTTGACTCTCAGTATCCAGGGAGCGAAGAAGCACGCATCGCAAAGAAGGTTGCACGAGTGATGAAGCTCGCTAAAGAGAAGCGCGCCGCTGATCTTCTCTTCAGTACCTCGCTCTTTGCAGGCTATACCTCAGCGCCAGCTACTAAGTTTGACGCTACAGGCGCTGAGCCTCTCACCACCTTGCACAGCCTCAAGGATACCGTTTATCAAAACGCTCATGGGATCAACCCTGACACCATGATCTTAGGTCGCGACGTCTTCCGCGCTCTTGCTCGTAACCCTGAGGTTCGTGGCTATGTTGGAGACAGCTCTAGTGGGATTGCTTCAGGTAATCGCATCTTGGCAGATGAGGCGGTTCTCTCTGTACTTCGTGATGTGCTCGGTATCCCCAACATCATGGTAGGTGCTGCGCTTCAAGACACCGCTGTCCCTGGCGCGGCTAGCTCTGAGGCTTACATCTGGGATCGTGAGACGATCTTCATGGGTATCTTGCGCGGCTCAGATGCAATCGTTCAAAAGAGCGGTAACGTCAAGGGGATGCCAACGGCGGCTCTTAACCTTGAGTTTGGTGGCATGATCGCGGGTCAGTATGACTCATTAGATCGCACTCGGCGCTATGTCTACGCTGAGGAGGTCCACAACTTCAAGCTTATCGATCCTTCTCTTGGTTACGTCCTCAACGACTGTTTGACCTGAGTGTGAG